GGTGATGTGGTGTCGATTATGTCTATATAATAACTCATTACCCTATTCGATTTTTACGATTGTTCGCGCGATTAAAGACCACTAATAAATCTGACCCGGAAATCTTCAACGATGGAATGATCGTATCACCACCGCCACCGGAATTCATTTGGCCATATAATTTCGATTGTTGATCACTATTCAATACCAATTCGCCGGAATTCACGCGGGCCAATATTTTATCACCATAGTACGATGAACCACCCACGATTCCACCATTGGCGAAAGCTTGTGTTTTTGGTCCGGCTTTTAAGGTATTCGAAAAAATAGAGGACAAAGCCACTAAAGCCACACCCGCGGCCACGGCCACAAAAGGATTCGCGAACGCTTTTTTGAACGCGATCGAAGCCACACCCACGGCGATCAATTGCTTTCCCAGGTCACCCATGAAATTTGCGATCAATCCCAACATTCCCGACAATATCCCACCGATGTTTTGTGTCCCGGAAATCAAACCGCCAATGGCTTCACCCAATCCCGCGGCCATATTTGCGGCCAAAGATTGCACCGCCCCGGTGATCATATCCGTGATGTCGATCATCACCGGTTCCAATTCTGCTTTGGCACCACTAACGGCGGCCGCCAAACGTTTCATCATTTCTTCGGTGGTTTCCACCGATTTGATCACCGATGACGGATCAAAATTCAACGCTTTCGCCAATTCAATTCCGGCGATCGTATTATCAGCCGCCAAAATTTGTTCGGCCGTTGTCGCTACCTGGTCACGGAATTCTTTTATTTTTGCAATTTCTGCATCATACGATTCGATGGAACCGGATGAAATAGGCGTTTTTAATGTTGATTCAATCGCATCAACATTTTCCGGCGCTTTTCTTTTCTTTTCTTTTACCGGGGCCGCCACATTTGCAAGGGGTTTTCCTGTATCTAATAATTTTAAATTGTCTTTGTTTTTATTATAAATTTCAGTTAGCAACTTAGCTTCAGAATCGTATTTTGCATTTTTACGATCTAAAGCTTCATTGGCAAATTGCATCAATCGATTGTTTTCTTCATAAAATTGCTTTTCAGCTTCCCAACCACCGGCGATCGCGTTTTTTCTTTTTTCGTTATAATCGGCCAACGCTTTTTCACGCTCGAATCCCGCTTTGATTTTATCGGTTTGGTTTTGTTCTAACAACCGCGAAGCCGCGCGCGCCGTTGCTCCGGCGATCAATGCGGTGTTGTATTTTTCCACGGATATTCGGGCCTTATCCGTGTTGATATTTTCTAAAGTAAGATTTCCTAAATATTCCGGCGAAATTTTATTGATCGCCTGGATCGCTTTGAATCGCGCTTCTTTGCTTTCATTTTCATTTCGGGCCGTCAACAATAGGGATTCCAATTGTGATTTTTGATCCACGATTGACCCCGTGGCTTCATCCATTACCCTTTGCGAAAGCTTTTGCGCGGATGTCAATTCGGTGACCGCTTTTGTCGCTTTATCGGCCGCCGGTTTCAATATCAAATACGCGCCATACAATAAAGTAATCCCGGCCAAAACCGGAATGATCGCGCCGGAAATCAAAGCAAATCCCGCCACGATTGCCGGAATTATTGAAAGGATCGCACCAAAAGCCAATAATAAAGGACCAACAACCGCCACCAATCCGGCGATGATTACAATCGTTTGTTTTGTGCCTTGTGAAAGCTTAGAAAATGCGACCACTTTTTCATTGATCGCCGTGATTATCTTAGTGAATAACGGTAAAACCACCTCACCCATTTGGGCCGCGATTTGTTTCAATGATTCTTGAAATATTCGCATTTGATTTGCCGCGCCGCCTGAAGTTCGCGCGAAATCCCCTTGCGCGTTCTTTGTAACTGATAAAACATAATTATATCGCAATTGCACTTTTTCCGCTTGCGACATTTGTTCGTACATTTTTGTGATCCCGGAATTCAACGCGAATTGCTTCAAATTGACTTCAGTCATCACGATTCCCATTTTTTTCAATGATTCCGTTTCACCGGTAAAAATTGAAGCGATGGCGGTGTTGGCGATGTCGATCGAAATATTTTTAAACGATGCTAAATCACCCGCCAATCCCACCAATGATGTGGACATTTTCGCGGCTTCATTAGTAGTCAACCCCATAGAACCGCCCATGTCACCATATGCCGCCGCCATATCCAGGGCCGTTCCTTCAGCAATCCCGAAAGATTCCAAAGTTGTTTTGGCGAATTCCTTCACGTTCACGGATGAATCTTTGAAGGAAACATCCACTTTGTTCAACGATTCGTTATAATCTGAAGCGAATTTCACCGCCGCCGCGCCCGCCGCTAATATTGGCAAAGTCACAAACGCGGACATTGACCGTCCTAATTTTTGGAATTTTTGACCGGCCGCATCGATTTGTCTTAACGAATTTTGCATTTCGCTAGAAAAACCGGTTAAATCCGCTTTGAATTTTATGTTGATACTTGCTAAACCCGCCATTGATCCTTTTTTTAGTGTTGTAAAATTATATTGATGAAATAGATTCCCAGGTCAAAAGTTTGTACCAATAAAAAAAGCCGCTATATATCCAATGCGGCTTTTTCTTTTTTATCCTGGTCCTCATAAAAAGCCTTAACGCTTTCTACTTCATCCAATAGTTTTTCCTGATCTTCAATTGAAAATTCAAATTCTTTTGAATCTTCCCACGGAAAATTAATGATGTCCTTTTCTTTTAAATTTTTGGTTTTTAATACGATGGAAAAATACATGATCTTTCGTGCGATCATCCATCGTTCCTTTGATTCATTATCATCGCGTTTTCGACGGCCATTCACCGTGTTTGCGAATTGGCGTGGCGTTAGACTGTAAAAATAATCAATCGTCAAACCTAGTTCACCCAATGCGGTTTCTTCCATCCGGTCCCAGGTGTCCACTATTTCAACTACATGGTCGCTTTCTTCGCGATCATCGGCTTTCCCGGCGTTACCGGTTTTGGTAATGAATCTGAAAATCCCTGGATCACCACTTCGATCACTTGCATAATGGCCGGCGAATCGTATAGAATCAAATCATCAATTTCATCACGGGTGACCGTTTCATTATTTTCTTCATGCGCTTGTGTTGCCGCCACAATCAAATCACTAATAACATCCAATTGATCGAAGGTCAATTCATCAGCCATCGTTTGCAAAATTGCAAATCGTGCCATTACTCCATTCAGTCCCGGCACATCCCATGCCGTGGACAATAATCGAAAAACCTTCATTCCAAATTTTAGTTTGAAGGTTTTTTGATTAATTGTGATTGTTAAATCGCTCATTATACGGCTAAAGTTTTAACCAAATTCCCGTTTCCTGTGAACGAAAATGAACCGGTCAACGAATTTCCAATTTCAGCGTTGATGTCAGATTGTACCACAAAAACTTTCCCGGATAAAATAAAACTACCCGTGGCCGAATCTGTGAATTTAATGTCGATTTCAGTTCCCGCCAATTGCAAATCAACGATGTCCATGAAATCCGATTGTGTTGATGCCGCCGGTTTGTTTGCCACCAACGCTTCGGTCGAAATAGACCACGCATAATTTGACGGTGTTGATACGGTCCCGGATGTGTCTTTTGTCGCGATTTCTTCTAACTTTGTAGAAATCGATAATTTACACGATGTCGTGTGGTACAATGTTTTTCCATTGAATGAAAAACGTACATTTTTTCCTTTGTAGATTTGCCCTGCTGCCATAATTTAATTTGTATTAAAATTAATAATTCCAACAAATGAAAAACCCGATTCGATGAAATCCACCGTCGAATTTTGCCATTCGTAATTTTCGTTTTCTTCAATGATCGGTTTCATTTTATCAACGAAATCGACCGCTTTTTTATATTCATTTTGTGCAAACCAAAAATATAATTGAACCGTGGCCGCGGTGGCATCATAACTTAAATTTGCGACCTCGTTGATCCTGTATGTGGCAAAAGGAAAGTTTGTTCCTTCAGGTGCCACAATCGGGAAAATCTTTGTACCCATCGCCACGGTGAAATCCGGATGCGTGGCTAAAAAGGCGATCAGTTCTTCAGATATTTTCAGCATATTAACTTAATTTATCGATTCTTCTTTGAATGAATTTTGCCATTCTTTTTTCTGCATCGGCCGTGGCGATTCCTTTTGTGGCATCATAAGCCGTTTTCAAAAAAGGATTTCCCGCGCTTCGGCTTTTTGCCGCTTGACTGTTTGCATTTTTTTTATGCTTTCGTTTGAATCCTTTATTGTAAAAATTCACCCCATCATGAACAAAATGTGCGTACCATCCTTTGTTTGATCCTTTGACCCTGGCGCCCACATAAATCGTAGGATTGGGACCTTTGCCCGTAATATTTCCAATCGATTTTTGAAGGTTTCCAGGTTGAATTAAAACCCCGCGCGCTTTGTGATTCTTTTTTGATATTGGGGCCAATGCTTTCGCGGCTTGCAAAGTAGGTTTGGCGATTTGTCGAAGGATCAAAAGCATTTCGGCTTTCTTATCCTTGTCATTTGCCAATAGTAAAATTTTGCGCTTTAGTTCTTCAAATCCTTGAACCTCTATCGACAAACTACTCATAATCGCGCACCATTAATTTCAAATGTTTTCGCCGGCCTATTTCCTGGACGTGATAAATATCAAATTCTTTTGTTCCATCGATCACCATTAATTCCGTTCCTTTATTCCTGATCACATCTGAAAAACGGATCATATAAAAACGGTTCATCACGTGCCGGATTTTCCCTTCGACATCTTCACTCCCGGTCGTATCTTCCATATAAGCAAATGGCGCCGCAATTTCATTTTTCACCACTTCCATTTCACCCGTTGAATTAGGTGTGGAAATCAGTTCGATAATTTTGATCTTTCGATTCAATTGACCAATGAAGGGCGATTTTTCCATGATTAGAATTTTTTATACGGTCGCAATAAAGACATCGCCGCCGTGGACACCACCGCGCCACGATCTTCACGCCTTTCATACATATCCGCGATAAATAACAAAATGGCCTGGATGATTGGCTTTGGTGTTTTTGCCGTAGCATTTCCCACCTTTACCGTAATATTAACCGCATCAAAGCGATCAGCAAATTGCGGTATTTCATCTTTAAATCGTAGATTGTACACTTTAGAATTAACCGATGTCAACGAATAATCGCCGGCATCCATTACCACTTCAGTATTTCCAACTAATGGCCAATATTTAACCGAACCAACATTTTGAAGCGGATGTGCTTCGAAAACCAATGGATTGTCAAAAGCCGTCAATTGAATGATCATGTCTTTTTCCTGGATGTGGCCCCCGATGTAATCTTCAGCCATAGCGACCGCCGCATCGATGTACCCTTGAATCAAATCATCTTCATCTTCAAATCCTGGTTCAATCTTTAATTGCTTTTTAGCTTTGGCCAAAGTGACAATCACCGATAAATCGTTTGGTGTAAAAATTACATTTGTTACCATCTTTTTTTTATTTTACAAATTCAGCATAACCCGCATCCACGATTTCGCTTGCCTGGTTTGCGTTCATTTCTGCAATTTCATCCACACCATAGGCTAGTCCAAATTTTCCCGTTGGTGATAAAATGAACTTAATTTTTGATTTTTTTTCTTTTGGCGCTTTTGCAGCCAATTCCGGTTTTTCTATATTTTCAGCCACTTTTTTTATATTTTAAAAAAGTTCAATCCTTAAAAAGTAAGGATTGAACTTTTAAATTAATTATATAGTTATTAACCCCTTAACAACTGAAAATGCTTTTGGTTGTTTTACCAAAACATCCACAAAGATGTTCACGGTGATTTCCACCAAACCTTCTTTTTTTCTTGAATATTCATCCACAGAAAGGTCCATGAATCCCCATTGATGAATGTTTAATTGTGAAAAATCACCAAAAACCAAAGATGACAAATTCGTTCCCGTCCCTTTTGCAAGATTTGAAGGAACATGGTTTGAAACCGCGGATGGATATCCATTCACATTTCCATCCACGCCCATGATATAATTCATATCGCCGGCCGCATGTTTTGTTTTTTTCAACTTCCCGCGTGTTTTCGGGTTCATTACGTAATTCATTTTTGCCCCTGAAGCATTACCCACAAAAACATTTGTTTCTGAATCCACGATCATGTCCCACGTTGGGATCGATCCATCGGTTGCCGTTGCCACTACATTTACACCCGTAGCATTTAAAATCCCTAATGGTTGCAAAGTACCGGTTCCATTAATAGCCGCCGCATCGATCGCGTTTTCGATCGCCACATTGATTTCTTTGATGGTGTACATTTCCAAATCCGCGGATGATTGCAATAAATTTTGTAAAGATATTGGCACGGTAACTGAAAGCCTTTTTGGCATAGAATCCAAATATCCATACGCATTATCCGTTGCACCGGTTGTTGTCGTTTCACCTTCCCATGAAGCCACGATTCCACCTTCATTTTTTGGAAATCTTAAATTTCCGGTCAAACCCGCGATGTAATTAGCGCCAATTTGCTTCATCAATGGTTCCGGTC